CCTGTATAAGAAACAATACTAAATCCAGCAGTAGTGTTAGCAGATACAGAACTTGTTATACTTCCATCTGTGTTTGATGATGCAGAGCCACCAGCTTTCCAATTCCAAGATGCATATGTACTTCCATTATTATTAGCACCTGCATTATCTCCTACTGAAAATCCATCACTTATAAAATTTGTAATTAAATTAGATACTGTTTGTTCTGCATTAGTTAAATTTGGAAATATTACTTTTGTTGCACCTCTAACAGCATCATTTGAGTTATGATGTTCTGTACCACTTCTTTGTTTTGTCCAAACCCAATCTGGTTGAAAGCCAACACCTGTAATAGATTGAGTTGAACCATTACCAGTATAAAGTTTAGTATTAAAATAATCTGTAGATTTATTAATTGTTGTGTATGCCATAATTAAAATATCTCCTTGTAATTAGTTTCTTTGCATGAGTGTAACGAATGTAAAGCCATTATAAATTTAATCCTTTTGTTGATAAAGCAGTATAGCCACTTGGTACATCATATTCAAAAATTCCATTACCACTTGCGTTAGTTCCTGCACTAGATACTGCTGTTGTTCCGAAGTAGCCATTGCCGAAGTTTGCTTGTATTGTTGAAGAAGAAGAACTACTGTTGTCAGACCAAGAAAAGAAATAAAAACCTTGATTTGTTGTTGATGATGCAGGTATTGCCATACCATTTGTTCCATTTGATGGATTAGCAGAATTTTGCCAAACACCATTTTTAGAAAAATAAATTTTATTATTATCGCCATCATAAGCAATTCCAATTATATCATTAACTGCATATGTTGAACCCCATGAGGTAGTTGAAGTACCATTGGTATCAAATTTACCATTGTTTCCATCATAATAAATTTCGTCTGTACCACCATTTAATCCATCTGTATTAGATGTTGCTATTTTTCCAACTAATCCTAATCTCATATTAGAGCCACTTGTCCATTTATGTTCTGAATAAAATTTACCACTAGACATTCCTAAAGTAGTTGTGCAATGAGCATAATTACTACTACTACTTTGAAGTGTTGTATTTCCATTTGAGAAGTTTCCTGCAAAATATATATTATCTAAAACATTCCAATTAGCAAAAACATTGCTTGGACAATCTTCTGTTTTTGTAAGTGTACCACTAACAGAACTCCAATCATTAGAATTTGGAGAACTATCTGTAATTGTATTACCATCTTTTAAAATCCAAAAACCATTCGTTCCATAAGTAACTGATGGAGAAGTTTTAATTTTCCATTCTCCAGTTGTTGCATCTGTTTCTCCAAATGCTGTTGCGTCATAAGCTGTACCATCTATGAAGTGAACATGGCTCATAGAACCACTAAAAAACTGTGTATCGTTATAACTTCTTTTACCTATTTCCCAAGCTTCTGTAGTATTCACAAAACTATTTGCACTTGAAGATGGATTGGTACTTGCTAAAAAAGAAGTTTCTCTTACTCCATTAACATAAAGTCTTAATCTATCTCCTGCTGTGCTATTAGTTGTATCCCAAGTTATTACTATATGATACCAAGAATTAACATCTCTAAATACTCTATTAGTTTCTTTTAGTGCGTAATAACCACTAGAATAAAATCCAAGAACTAAATTATCTTCATTATCAAAAACAAAAAAATCATCATTATTACTTGATGTGTCATCACAACTAAATAATCTTTCTTGTGAACCTAAAGCACCTCTTTTTACCCAAAAAGATAATGTCCAAGTATTTCTGTTTCCATTACCACTAAAGGTTTTTCTTATTGATGTATTAGCCATTAGCAAATCTCCTTGCTTGAGCTATTGATTAATGATTTGAAAATGTTATCCATTAGTTAAATTGTCCTCCACCTGTTGCACCGAAGCTAGAAGTTAAGCTAAATGCTCTATCAACTGTTTGTGCTTCGGCATCTGTAATTCTTAAAGTAAAATTATAAGTTGTTGGTGTAGTTGAACTACCACCAAAATCACTTGTTGTTATCACACCTGTAGATGAATTTAAAGTACAATTTGCTTGTGAGGCATTTGTTAATACAGATGTTACTTCAGAAAAAGTTATTGAACTATCAGAAGAACCTGCAACTGTTGCTACAGTTCCTGAAAAATTACCAGCAATCGTACCTAATGATCCTGCTGCTGTAGAAAAACTTGGAGCAGTTGAAGCTGTAATAATATTGTTTGTTGATCTTCCAGCATTACCATCTGGATTTTCAACTCTAACATAATAATTGCCACTTGCTAAAGTTACATTAACTGAAAGTGTCGTTGCGTTTGTAAATGAAACTGTATTAGAATTTGTAATAGCACCTGTTGAACCATTAACAAATTCAACAGAGGGTATTGAAACAAAGTTTGTTCCTGTAATACTTATTGTTGTAGCTGAAGCTGGAGCAATAGTTTGAGATACATTGGCTACTGTTGGTTTAGTTTCTGCTGCATCAATCCAAGATAATTGGTTTGTGCTTGAACCATTACTAGCTAAAACTTGATTTGCTGATCCAACTGATGTTGGTAAAATTAAAGTGTATGATTGTCCAGCAGAGTGAGCTGGAGATTGTATTTTAACTCCATGTGAATTTTGTGAACAATTTAAAGTAATCTTACCATCTGCTGAAGAACCATCTCCTCTTGCAGTTAAACTATTAGCTTCTACTGTAGCAGTAGTAAGAGTTTTACCTGCCATTGTTGTAGGTAATCTTGCATCATTTAAAGTTCCTGATGTAATATTTGATGCAGCTATACTTGCTACATTAAATGTTCCAAAACCAACTATATCAATAATATCTGCTTGTGTTGCACCAGTTGCTAATACTACTGATGTTCCTGAAGTTACAGTTACATCTGTACCATTAACTAATTTAACACCATTTAAATATACATCTATAAATCCTGCATCATAAGCAAGTGTATTGCCATTATCATCTGATCCTGTAAATGTAGTTTGATTTGCAGAAGCTGTGTATTTAAATCTTGCAGATGTTCCATTAACTGTAGAACCTGCTGCTGCCCAACCAGATGATTTATAAACTTTTAATTCATTAGCAGTAGTGTCAAAATATAAATCACCCACATCCAAAGAACTACTTGGTGCTGAACTTGCAACTCTATATCTTTCACCAAAACTATTAACACCAGTAATATTTGCTGCTGTTGTATTAACATTTGATATTGAACCAGCTACAGTATTAACATTAGAAATAGAACCACCTACATTAGTAACATTAGTATTGTTAGATGCTACTGTATTAATGTTAGTTGAGTTACCAGCAACTGTATTTACATTTGCTATTGATCCACCAACATTTGTTACATTAGTATTATTAGATGCAACTGTATTTATGTTTGTAGAGTTTCCAGCTACAGCAGTAATATTAGAATCATTATTTGCAACTGTTGTAATATTAGAACTGATTGCAGCTACTGTTGAAACTTCTGTAGCTTTAGGAGTTAATCTATGAAAAGTGTAAGTATTTAATGTTGTAGTTGTTTCTACAAGTACACCAAATCCTGCTGTTAAAACTGTAGAACCACATCCAGTTATTGTTACTGTAGAACCACCTACAGTTCCACTTGATATACTAACAGTTCCTCCAGAGGGTGTTCTTGTACTTGATATTGCTTGTATTGAAACGATTGTTCCTGCACCATCATTTACATCTGGATTTGTATTTGGAAAACTTGTTTCATTTGCTATAGGAAAAAAACCACCTACATCATCTACTAAATCTATAACTCTTGCATTGATAGCAGCAGTTGTTGCTATGAAGTCATCACTATTAGACCATGATTGACCAGAGTTAATTAATTCAGATGTATCTTTATTTAAAAATCTAGTGTCAGATGCTGATGTTGTATAGAAAGTATTATTGTCTGGTGTATGAGATGCTTGTTCTGAACTTGTAACTATAGCTGCATCTGCAATCTTACCAATCGTTACAGCATCATCTGCTATCTTTGCAGTAGTTACATTAGTATCAGCTATCTTTGCTGTTGTAATTTGTGAGTCTGCAATATGTGCAGTATCAATACTACCATCTACATAATGTTCTGAATCTATACTATCATCTGCAATCTTACTTCCATTAACTGCATCTGCATTTATTTTATCAGTTGTAATTCCATTGTCAGCTATTTTAGCTGTTGTAACATTTGCATCTGTAATTTTTGCAGTAGTAATTGCATTGTCTGCTATTTTAGTTGTAGTAACTGCATTAGCATTTATCTTTGCTTCTGTAACTGCATTAGCATTTACTTGTGATGCTTGAACTGCATTGTCAGCAATCTTTGCATTAGTAACTGCATCATCTGCAATTTTAACTGTAGTAACAGAACCATCTGCTAATGTTATAGTTGTAACAATTCCAGTTGGAATTGAATTACTTGTTTTAGATAATATACCAATATAAACATTTGAGATAGAACCTGATGTAAGAGTTCCAGAATCAAAAGTAACATTGATTGTTGTATTAGAAGAAAATGAAGATGAAGCTATTGTTCCAACTAAAGTATTAGCTGAATCTATAATTTTAATTCTTCTACCTGCATGATAGATTGCACTTACATCTACACCATTAATTGTAAAAGAAGTTGCTGATGCGTAAGCTGCTGTATAAGCACCATCACCATCACCATATTCTATCCATTGTGCATCATTGAACCACTCTCTAGTATTCTTCATCAATGCTCTGATTGCATTGTTTAGATTAGAAGGTAGCATTCCTTCTGCAACAGAAATACCATTTAATGATGTGTTACTAGCTTGTGTTGTTGAATAATCTTTTATACCTGCCACTTTATTCTCCTATGAACCAAGCAAATGCTTTATTGTTTTCTTGATTCTTTTCGTTAATCAATGCGTTGATAGCTTCTTCAATTTGTCTTTGAAAGAACTCTTGAGTTTCAAAACTGTATCTCACATTATCTATATCACTTTTATCTGTCATCTCAAGCCTGATCTTGATGCAACAATATCTATTCCTTGTGCATCTTTCCAAGCTCCTCCACTTGGTATTTTTACATTAAATTTTACATATCTTCCAGATTGTCTTACTGGATTAATACCTGTTGTATTCATACTTGAAACAGATGATTCTGTACTACTATCTGCTAGTTTATCTCTAGTTTTTATAGTTACAGTAGCTTCAGCATCTACAATAGGTCTTACACCTATTATATTTGATCTTGTTCCTGGAAACAACTCAATTTCTGAAGTTTCTATTTCTCCTACATTTGCAGTACCAGAAAAGATAGCTGCTTTAAAATTATTATCTATTGCACCTAATAGTAATTGTCCTCCAGACCAAAAGTCAGTATCTAAAGCAATATTAATTTGATCCAAGTTTTGAGATATAATATCCATTAACTCTACTGTATATGCACCAACAAACTGTGAAAATATTGTACTAGCATTAGCTTCAGCAGTTGACCATTTTTGTGTAGCATAATTGTAAATTAATATTTTATCACAAATACCTGTAGTGTTAGATGTATTAGAAGCTGAAGGATATAACCACATAGCAAGTTGATTAAATGGATCAACAGCAGCACATATTCTATCAGCAAATGCTTTGTTTAAATCTACATCAAAAAATCTATTTACTTTTTCTGCACCTATTGAAATAACTTGATCGCCATTGATTTCAAAGAAACCATCATCTGCATAAAAGAATACTCTACGATTATCTTGACAAACTGTTCTACCATATACTGCACCTCTGTTAGGTGATATTACTGATAATCTAAATACTGTTGCACCACCCACATAGTCCATACGAACTATTTGATTTTGTCTAAACACATAACCAATCTCTCCTGATGTTATGTGTGTAATCTGTCCACCTGAACCTGGTAGGTCTTGCAAGTCTGATTGTTTAGTTCCAGGCGACCAAGTTCCAATATCATTGATACCTGACCATTGTATTCTATTAGATGCGTTACTATGATTTCCTGTAACTAAAAAATCTCTAATAACTCCTGATACTCTAAAGTTAGGTAAAGTACCACTTGTTGTAATAGTAGATAAATTTGCAAAATTAGTTGATGTACCCATTAAAAAATATTGTGGAGCATCTACACCATTTGTTGCAATTATATAATTACCAAATTGTGTAAAAGTCCAAAAGTCATCATTAGAACCTGTAAGACTTCCTTTTCTTGAAGTAAAAGTACCACCAGCTAATTGATATATATTTGTGTTTGTAGAAACAAAATTAAAAACTGTATTTGAATTATCTCTAAATGAACCAGCACCTCTACTATCAGCAGCAATATTATTTGATGAATAACTTACTAATGATGGAAATCTTTTATAGGATTGTCTTGCAAAATAAACATTGTTAGCAACATTAGCACCAGGATTATTATGCTCTGGTTGGTCAGGAAGCCATTCGCCAAAAGGTACTTGCATTATTCTCCTATTGGTTATTATTTGTTATTGCAACATAATTATCATTAAAAGAACTTGCTACAGTTACATCTGATCTTTGTTGTAATGGTGCATTACCATATTGATCTTCTCTGTCATTTCTCTCAAGTCTTTCAAGTGCTGTTACATATTGTTGTTGCCATTGTTGTACCTGTCTTGGTTCAATGCCACCTAAAAAATTAGCAGCATGATATAAAGCACCATATAAATAAATTGAAGGATGATTTGATAAAATATAATTTGATGTATTAGTTGATGATAAAGGATCAAACTCCTTATAATAATTAATTGTTGCTGTATATGTAGATGCTGGTGTTGGAGCAAATCTAAAGTTATCTCCTAATATTGTAAATGTGCTTGGCATACCAGAAGTTGAACTACCTTTTATTTGATCCATTTGAGCTGGAGTAATATATTTTAAAGCATATTTAGTTCCACCTTCTACAATATACATATCTCTTAATTGTAAAAATCCTGTAGGAAGTGCAACTGTTTCTGCATTAATAGTAAATGAAGCATCTGTTGCATTCATTTTTCTTATTCTTAATTTTGAGTTGAAATCTTTTTCAGCCAACACTATAAAATCTTCGGCTATCTCTGATGTTAAATCTGTTCTATTTAACCAATTTGCTATTGATGTTTTTAATTCTGTGTATGTAGATAAAGCCATTATATATTACCTTCTGCTGTTTTGAAATATCTAAACTCTGTTGAATTTAGTTTTTTCTTTAATATTTTTTTTTGTACTTCTGGTGGTAGTCCAAACCAATTATTACTTCCATTATACTCATTTGCCCAAACAGATAAAGCAATAGTTGGAATACTAGCCACTCTCTTTAAATCTCTGGATTTAGAATATCCATCATTTAAATTAAGTAATCTTTTATTGTGTTTAAGATGTGGATCAATATTAACTTCTTCCTTAACAGCAATTTTACCTTCCATGTCATCTTTCATGTAGGTAGTTTTATTTAAACCATCAATAGTAATATCTTTTCTCATCTTCCTTGTCCTTTGTACCTAGTTAGTTTTTTTTGTCTTTTTTCACTTTTGTTCAAAGATTTTTTATGAACACCTGGTCTTTTAGGTGGTTTATCTCTTGGAACAAAGTGGACAAACTTTTGTCTTGCCACTACGCACTCATTTCAGTTACATAGACATCTGTAGATGAACCATGAAATACTGCAATCTTTTCGCCAGGTGAAACTTTTAATATTTCTATTTCTCCAGATGGTAATAAAGCTGATGTTGCACTTGCAGTAGGTGAAGCACCTAAAACAAAATGGAAATTAGCTGAACCAACTATTCTAATATATTCAGTTTGTGAACCAAATGCACTAGATGCTGCTGAAGAATTATTGGTATTAATTTTTTGTGTAGCACCAGGTCTTAAAGCATAATTATAACTCATATTTTTTCTCCTAATTTTTTAGGGGGGAAGTATCGCTAGACAAGATCCCCCCAGTTAGTATTTATCTTCTTATAACAAATGTCACAAGTAATTTTTTAGCTCCAGTAGAACCACCATCTGTAATTAATTCAATAGTTCCATTTTCTTCAACTCTATTAGCAGCAGTAGGTTCAGCAGAATCTACAGTACCAGCAGCAGAACCAGAGTGTGCAACTGTGATTCCTCCACCAGTTACAGCAGTACCACCTATTTCAAAAGAAATAGCTGCGTTGCCACCAGAAATTGCACCTTGTAAAGCAGTAATAATTTTAATTATTTTACCACCATCAGGTACAGCAACAAAAGTTGATGAAGCTGTTGAAATATCTTCTATTTCAGCAGTTAAAAAGTAATCGTTTAATGTTCTCATTTTTTATCCTATTTATTTGCTTCGTTCCGACTTCAAAATAAATCTTCAAAGACCAAACAAAATTGTTAATTGATTGATGGGGGATTGCTCCCCCACCAGATTAAGTATTATGAAGTAGTTAAGTCTGTAACTAATCCACTAGCTTTTTCGTTTCTTGACACAAGAGTGTACTCTGCCAACATAAATCTCTGATCTGCATCAGCAGTTTGTGCTGGAGTTTGTAGAGCAAAATCTCTCAAGAAAGCAACTGCCCAGTAGTCCATCTCTAATACAAGAGCATCCTGACCTTTTTTAGCAGCAGTAGCATTTGCACCTCTGATAAATCGGTTTGGAGCAACTTGTAGAGTTCCGAAATCTGACTCATATACATCAATAGAAGTAACTAATCTTCTATCTTCTGCTTGGTCAAATCTAGTTGAACCACCAGTAAAGCCAGATAGTTTTTGTTTATTGAAAGCACCAACCATAATCATGTTTGGATTTCCACCTTCATTAAAGCATGATCTCAATACACCTTTTAACTGATCTTCAGTAAAAGCTCTTTGAGTTCCATCTGTTCTAGCAGCACCATTTCCAGCACCAGAACCACCAGCACCTGCATCAACATTGGTTTCAATCCAAGTTTGACAGCCACCTAGTTTTCTAGCAGTAGAAGCATTACCAGCAGCTTTTGCTACATTAGATAAAAGAGCAGTTTCCATATCTCTTTTTAATTCTTTTGCAGATTTTGCTACTTGATAAGCTAACTCATTGTTTCTACCAGCAGCAGTTACAGCATCATTTGTTCCTGATACTTGAACAGCTTTTGTAGAAATTTGAGTATGGTTTTCTTCTTTAGTAGTTGCACTCAATGTAGGGTAACTAATCGTTGCACCCTCAACTGCATGGTTAGCAGCAACATCTGCTAATGCATCTGTTTGCCATTGGTGAGTAGTTTGTGTTGCTTTTT